TAGCGGTCTAGGACGTTAGAAACGGCAATATAGTTATTATACCTAACCTTGTCCTGTAGCGGACTAGGCATAGCATCTATTGAGAAGTAAAGCCTAGCACAATGCCGGACATAATCAGAGTAATACTTCCTCATTCTACATCTCCTTCCGCACTAGCGCAACACATACCCATGACAACCGCCCCGATGCACGCACCGATAACAAGACCTAAAACGAACAACTATTCCACCGCCTTTCTGTAAGTGATAGCCGAATCGCCCTCGTTGGCGAAGAGGTTGTTCTCACCATCGTCCGTAGAAATGGAGATGGGTGGGAATGAGAAGGTGCTAGGTGTTGCCAGTTTATATACAATCGTAACAGGATTTTGTGCCAACCACGCTTTGAAATCGGCAACCTCTGTAAAACTTGTATTTTTGATAACAAACCTTTCATTTACACCATAAGCATATTCTCCGTTTGCAATATCCACTACATTAAGATATTTTCTTTGGTTACCCCATGATGACATGATGAAATCATTTTCATTATTGTTTGCGTATGCGCCAGTTAAATAATGGTCTATATAAAACCACGAAGCAATAGTGCCGTGCTTTTGCCAAACCTCGTCATTAGAACCGTCAAATGTAACAGAATCGCTATAGTAGTTCTTGCACGTACCCCTCACGACATCCGCTTGACCGCCGTACACGATTCTGTGGAACTTTACGGTCTGCACTACTGGCTCACCCTCGGGTGTTTCCTTGTGTACCGTAACGCTAGTGAATCCGTATCCGCTCTTGTAGTAGGTGAGTTCGGTGTTCCCATGTTCGCTCCAAAACGCATTATAACCGAGCCGTGTATTGATTTTGACAGGTTCGAAGGTGAAGTCGGTCGTGCTTGCATCGTTTACCTTGTAAACTAGATGCGCATTGATACTCTGTAAGTATTCCTTAAACTCTGCGCTTGTCCTGTCCGCATAATCGGCTTTCTTGATAAATATTCTATAACCACTATATGCCGTATTGAAATAGGCATTTATCTGTCCGTCTGCAGGTGTTCCTTGCACAAATTGAAATTCATCAGAAACACCGATACCATACCGAGAAATACCACCTTCGGACGGATACCAAATGTCGGTTACTTGCGAACAGTAGAAATTTCCTTCTGTACCGCTTTTTATCCAAGTGAAATCACCTAGTGTGATTTTCTTGCAGTTTTCCGTACCCTCGCCATTCACAATATCGACCTGTCCGCCGTGTATAGTACGACCTAGGGAAGCCGTGTACTGCGTCGGGGCGGTATATGGTTCGTAACCGCCATCAGTGCTTCCTAGATTTATTCTGATATTATTTCTTGGCGCAGGACTACCGCCGACAGAAATCGACCACGAAGCGCGACAATAAACGGCACCATTGGGAATTGTAAACGTCTTTGAATAGATATTTGCAAACGTGTTGTTTAAGCCGTCAACGTAATGTTTTTCGCTATCGTAAAACGCAAGATTAACTTGATAGTAGTTACTACTATCGGTGTCCCACGAAAGCGTTAAATCTGCCCCGTGTACTGGAAAAAAGTCGCTTGCTTGCCAGTTTGCATTTGCATAATATGCGCCGTTTGTTCCGTTTATTTGTCCGTTTGTCGCTGTGGAAATATCAAACAGGTTTCGCCCTGTCTGCGTTTCCGTGACTTCCGAAACACCCGAAAGCGTGGGGCGCACAGTTACCACGCAAGACTTCGCTCCTACCTCGTCCGCACCATTCTCAATCGATACCACCGATCCGCTTACTGTTGCCGTATCATCAAATGCCATTTACTCACCGTCCTTCCTATATGGTTCGGGCAATTCCATCCACGCTACTACTGTGTCATCTTTAACAAAATCTCTGTCATCGTTTTCATATCCAAAACACTTTTCTTTCAACACATAACCGAGCGTAGAAGAAAACACCTGCCCATAAATATCGGATACAATATAATCACCTATTTTATCGGGCAACCTCTCGGAGCATGGAATCCATTGTGGTATTTCAGTTAAAATTCTATCGTGTTCGGGAAGCCATCCTATCTCTGTGAGATAGTCGATAGCACTTTCTTTTTTCCACTCTCCATGTGGTCGTTCTACTGTTGGTGCTGATTTTATTTCGTTCAAAACATAGTTTATCGGTGTTTCTTCACCATATAGGTTAAGAAGAACAATTATCTTTTTTGTTAAAGCATCTGCATCAATTAGTCTAGTCATTCTCTCTCACTCTCTTTCTTAATCAGCCATCGTTCGGGATATGTAGCACAATAAACGCTATAGTCTTTTCGGTGTAGAGGACAACCCTTGCAATATTTGTTCTTCTCGCAATATCGCTTTACCGCTTCCATAGCCTTAATCGGTGGTCTGCTCATTCGATTCCCTCTCTTTCTCCCACTTCTCTGCATCACACTCTTCTGTACCACGAACGCACTTTTCCTTGTCGCACATGGGGCAACATACCCAATATCGGTAGTTATTTGGTTCACTCATTCGTTTCTATCTCTTTCCATCTAAAATGCTTGCACCTGTTCCAGTACGCCGTCCAAATCATACCGCAACAACTGTTAGAACAATATTTCAAATGTGTTTGGTTGCGTTCGTGGCAAGTTTTATTCTTGTCCCAGAATAGGCAATTTGCACATTTGATATTTGACTTCTTTGACCTATCTATAGGTCTTTTATTGACCATTCTTCTCACCATCCCTCTCCTGTGAATACTTCTTCACTCTCTTTACTATACCTTGAAACTCGTCAAAAGGCAACGGTGGTACGCAGTACAACATATTAAAGTCGTACATCTTCACTTCTACATGATCCATGCTGTACCCCTCATTCAACAAACGTCCACCATACGACAACAACGTCTTGTGCCTCGATCCTTTATTCACTTCCGGCAGACTTATCTTCAGCTTGCCATCTTCATACGATACCTGTCTGTAGTATCTCTCGCTTACATGGTCTTCGGGTCTTTCAGCCAAAAAGAACGGATACTCATCCAAGAACCAATCCAACGCTTCTTGGTTGAGTTCAATCTTGTTATATACTATGGTTTCCAACGTCAGATAGTATGCCTTGATAGGAAACCCCATATACCCATCAAAGTACGGCAGCTTACCACGAACCAGTATGTACACTCCGCTCCGTTCCTCGTCATACTCCGTCCGGCTACCAAACCTGTTTATGATCCGCAAGGCCGTATCGTCAAGTACACCGTCCGAAAAGCAATTATGCAGGTGAATACCAATTACATCGTTATCGTACAGTTCAAAAGAAGCCGTTAAAGGCAAGTCTTCCTCTAACGGCATCTCTCTTGTGAACCATTTTCTCAACCATTCATTCTCGGGTTTCATTGTTCACTCTTCCTGTTTCTTCTTGCCCTTGTTGAGCTTCAGCACGATCTGTTCCGTTTCGAATCTGTATGGTTCTTTTACCAGTTCAAATCCTGGTACATCGCCATTCTGCTCTGCGCCTGACAAAAGCACCCGAGCCTCGGACTCGTACATCTCGCCAGTAACATACGAACCATCGAATGTGCGGAGCATATACTTGATTTTTCCGTCCACGATCTTCGGACTCACCGCCATATCTTTCACCCCCTTAAATCACATTTTCGCAATCCTTGAAGTGTCGACAGAACAGACAACACTTCGGGCAATGCTTGCCCCGAGTAAACCACCATCTCAACCGTCTTCTTATCATGTTGCTCCACCTCATTATAAGCCGTACTTCTTGAATACGTCCAATTCCGTGTTCGGTTCGTCAAACGGAAGTTTTCCTTCCTCAACAGGCTCTGCCACCTCTTCCTCTTCTTCCACCTCTTCCGGCTCGTCACCGAGAAGTGAACCAATACCGTCAGAGAATCCGTTGCATCTGCGAGGCGAGTACACGTTGTACACATTCTTCTTTGTTCCGTCCTCTTTCTCGTATGATCCGTTCTTCACGTAGCACAGGAGATAGAATCCGAGTGCGCTATCAACATCGACCTCGGCCTCTTCGTCCTCAATCTGCATCGCGGTCGTGATGTAGTCTGCCAGTTCGAGCATCCCACGCTCGTTCGTGGTCTTGCCGTCCTTCTCGAGAAGGAAGAATGTCTTGTACACCTTCTGTCCTCGGGATGTGGACAGGGTCATGTTCACCCTACCCCTTGTGCTTTTCACTTCGATAATCTGAAGCTCGTAATCGCCATCCTTCAACCGCATCGAGCTACCGCCCTCGTACTTCGTACCAACAGATACCTTCATTTCTTGTCACCGTCCTTATCTTTGTTTATGGATTTTCTTATCGTATATGATACCTCATTCTTGAGGTAGTTGTCATAGATTCCGGCTTCCTTCAGCCGATCTGTATCAAGCGAAGTCTTCTCACTTCGGGACACCGACCATGATACCCTGGAGCCTGTGAACACCGCTTTCGTCTGTCCGTCTTCCTCGTTCTCGATAGCGTACCGCTTCAGCATCGTCTCGATGTCTTTCAGACGGCTTTCGTCCTTCTTAATCGTGGCCTTGACTTCTTCGATATGGAGATACAGTTCTTCCGCTTCTGCGATGAGTCCGTCAATCTCCGAGTTGTCCGAGATGACATTCGTCCGAAGTGCGTCCAGGCACTCCTTGTCCTTCTTCTCATCGTACTCGGGAGAGATTCCTGTCAGTACGTTCCTGTTCCAAAAGTCGATGCAGTAATCTATGTACTTCTGAAACTCGGGATACCGTTCCGACACCTTGAAGTGAACATACGCCGTGTTGTCTATCGTGCAGACAAACTCTTCCGGCTTCTCATAGTCACCCTCGTCCAAGAAAGTGACGATCATATACACATCGTCAAGTCCTTTGAGGTAGGCGTACAGAGCTGCCTGTAATGCGTAATACTCGGGAACATCGTCTGCCCAATCCTCTGATCGCTTCGTGGTCTTGCACTCGATTACACCTGTCGGTTCTTCAATCGAGCCTACCAAACTATCCCACATACCACCGAAAATATCGGAGTCCTTGAAGAAATCACCGCGAGTCTTCTCGAAGAAGTCCTTGCCGTACACATCCGCAGGTCGGACTACTGGAACATATCGGGAGAACCATGTGAGCTGCTTGTCTTCGATCACCTTCCCGGCCTCCGTGTAGATGCTCCCCTCGAACGGTTCTTCCCACGTTCTCGTGATTTCGCACCATGCGAGGAACGGTGTCTGCCACTTATTCACGTTCAGCACCGCGCCAAACCTGGTTCCTGTTATCTTTTTCGGTCGTTTAGTCACTTGGGAAAGGTACACCTTCCCATCTTCGAATTTGATGTTCTTCATTTCTTCGCACCCTCACCCTCTGCAATCTTGCCGTTAATCATGTCGATCAGTTCTTCAGCTTCCTTCTTGGTGCAAGTAGCAAATCCGTTCGTCTTCACAAGAAGTTCTGTGGCCTTTTCCTTATCGGCAGGGCAAGTATTCACCCACCGCATCATGATAGCCTTGAGGGTCTGTACCTGAAGGTCTGTTGCCTGTCCGTTCGCATCGGTCAGTTCTTTCTTGATCTCGGCTCTCTTCTCGGGCGTAGCCGGACTCTTCTTCTCGGAAGACACAACTACCTTGCCCTTGACCGCAGGTTTCTCTTCCTTTTTCTCCGTCTTCGGTTCGGACTTCTTCGGTGTAGACTTTACGGCAGGTTTCACTACTGGTGTTTCTTCGCCGTCTGCATCAATCTCATCTGTCATGACAATATCCAGTACCAACAGATACATATATCTGCGGAGATATGTGACTTCCATTCCGAGCAGCTGAATCTCGGAGTTCACCTTTAATCGATTAGGGTCTGTACAATGATAGTGTGGAATCGAGAACTCGATTCTGTCATCTGTGTTGTCCAGGTCAACCACATACCCGAAACACTCACCGCCGATAAACTTGGTAATCAGCGTGATACCGTTGTCATTCATTACCTTGTTCGCTACTGGAATAATGTCCTTGAGTTCGAGGTAGTCGAAGTTCAGATGTGCATTGTAACCACTCGGCTCAATGCTCTTCTTTCCGAAGTCGATCCTTGCTTGCATCAACTTCTGATACACATTCTTCTTTTCTTTCTCTGCCATAATAGCACTCTCCTTTGTTCGTTGATGTATTCATTATATTAACTTTTGTTAGCGAAGTCAATACCTATTTCTTTGCCATCTCAAAAGAAAATCCCTTGCAAGATTTTTTCTGCCCCAAAACGCATTGCGATACTTTACTTTCACAAACTTCTGTGTATATAGACGCATCCTTTTGTGACGGAAATTCACCGATAAAAATAGGTTTATTCCCCAGCACATTCCATACAATTACGGCTTTTCTTCCACACATATTTTGTCGGGAATAATCATGGTGTGCTGCGACCTGCTTGTAGTCAATCCCTCTGTTTTTGTAATCTGTATGTGCTATCGCTCTTTGCGTTCGAGTTCCATGTCTATTTTGTTCTGCGATTGTTGCCCATTCTAGGTTTTCTACACGATTGTCCGTCTTTATTTCGTTTATGTGATTAACTGTGGGTTTGTTTTGGGGATTTGGAATAAACGCAAGTGCTACAAGTCTGTGTATTGAGATTGTATTTTTGATTCCATGCGATGAAAGTGTTACACGATAGTATCCAGGTGTTGAGAGTTTTGGAGTTAAACAAGTTTTTCCTCTAACGCTATATACCCTTCCTGCACTACTAATTTTGTACAATTTCTCATAACCTAATATCGGAACTTGTTTCCATGTTTCCATCGGGGAATCTCCTTTTTGTAACCGCTATACAAAAACTTTCCACTTCTGATGCCCAAATAGGCTTGCATCCGTTGTGTTGGAACACTAGAGGGAAGCCACCGATTCCGTCAAATAGGGAAGCCATCGTGGGATTCTCTACTCCGTCCTCGTGTAGCTGCGCTACGATTCGTCCGGCTAACTCGTTCCAAAACGGAAGAGCAATACTGTTGCCAAGAGCCTTATAGCGAGGGGAGTCCGCTTCCTTGTGGACTTTTCCTTTCGAGTCCGTCCAATCTCCTATCTTTGTCCAGTTGTCGGGAAACGCCTGTAGTCTTTCGCACTCCATTGGTGTAAGTCTTCTTACTATCATCTTTTCTTCTCCATTCATAACCATAGGTACATTATTACCCCCTGTTCCCATTCTGCTACTCAACGTCTGAAACACGTTGTCTTCCCTGATTTTCACTCGGCTATCGTGAGGATGGTTCTCAAGAATAACAGGTATATGCTCGTTTAGTCCACCACCTGATGTAGTTATGGTTCGCCCAACATTTCCTGTACCGCACAAATTATAACAATCTACACCCTCAATAATTACCGTTGGTGTCCTTGACTCGGAATTGTCATATACGTTCAATGTGTCATTCACTTCTGTTTCCACCCATCCTTGCCCCCCCTCACTCGTTTGAGGATGTCCTGTCTTTCTGTACGATAACCTTTCCCTCTTTAACATACTGCGATCCTACTCCTTTATAGTCCCTAGCACAGAGGCTTCCTATTGTTTCGTGAATACCCCCCCCGGACCCCTAGCAACTAATGGTTGGGAAATTTCTTCCTGAACCGAGAAGTCGTACTTTGCGTTCTTGCCCTGATTGAAAGAAGCACGGTCGAGTCCGTAGCATACGCCATGTTGCTCGGTGGAGTTTAGGGTGTACTGGATGTCCGACTCCTTGTATCCGTCACCTCGATGTGATGGTCGGTAGCCGTTTCCTTCCAGGCAAACAACCTTTGGGGAAGTATCCCCACCAGCTGCCGATCGTAAAGGTTGTGCCAGTTCCTTCTCTACCGTCTGATTATAACTATCAAAACCGCTAACACTTTTTCCTTCAAGGCAAACCATTTGTGTAACAAGCATATCGTTGTATGCGTCCTGTCCGTTATAACTTCCAGGGTGTGCGCCTTGCGTGAGGCAACCAGTAGTCTGCTGATATGTTCCGTCAAACAACGTCTGATCTTGAGATACACCGAGCGTCCCCGACAGTTCTGTCTGAACTAAAGCACCTTTTCCGGCTCGTTTTCCATAGGAGTCGATTTCAACGCCCCCCCTGATTTTGAGGGTGTAGCTTGCTGAATCAGAGCTTTCTCCAACACTTCCGGCAACTTCTTGCCCCTCGCGTTCGCTCTGCGAAGGATTCCCTGACACGCTTTCTCGGAAAGCATATATCTCGGATCGGGGTTGTCTTCCAGTATTTCCGATAACTTCGTAGGTATCGTCTGAAGAGGTTTCTCGGAAACATTCAAAAAGAATGTCTGCTGCCGTGTGTCCGTTGAAGTCTGCAAGAACACAGACTCTTTTTCTTCTCTGCGGAACTCCCCAATACTGTGCATCGTGGACTCGCCATGCAATAGACCATCCATCACCACAGATTGCACCTGCGTTGCTCCACTTCTGTCCTTTCTCAAGTCCAGGAATAGAAACTCCCTCTTCTGCGATCCTTGCGGTTTCTTCCAATACGGCACGGAAGTCCTCTCCGTTATTACTGGACAAGGCCCCTGTGACGTTTTCCCATACGGAATATCTTGGCATGACATCCATTCCCAAATGTCCATTTGCTTTAGCATCTTGTTCTCTCAACTCCTTTGTTAATCTTACCTGTTCCATGAACAGACCCGAACGCTCTCCGGCAAGTCCTTCTCTTTTACCTGCCACGCTCAAGTCCTGTCTAACAGGGTGAACCACCTGTAATAATATGAGGAATCTCTACCTCATATCCGCTTATCTTTGTGATATCGCCATAATGTTTCACCCTAATCACCCCCTTTCAAAAATCCACTTGTAATCTTTATATATAGTTCCGTTCTTGCAAGCTCTTGATATGTTTGTTGCGTGTCCACCAACGTATCTAGCAGCCTCGTGCTGACTTTCAAAATGCATTTGCATATTTCCATCTAACGAGAACATAATAACACCTATGCTATACTTCTTTTGAGATTTACGCATCCTCTCTTTTGTTTTTTCGGAAAAGACTTTTCCTGTTTGTTTTTTTCTCATATTCTCTTTGTACTCTTCCGAGTGCTTTAATCCCTTGTAAGTGCATCTTCCACCTTTGGATATGTTATACCCAACACTTGGATCGGTTGCATTGTATTCAGAAATGAACTTCTGCTCTGCTTCACAGGCGTTCTCGTATGATAATCCGTCAGATAAAACGTCCGTAATTACATTAGACCATCCGTATTCGCAAACGGTTCTCTTTAACCTTGCGTTGTGTTGATATCCACAATCCCTTCTGTATTGAATTGTGTGGTGTGTCATTCCTATGTAAATCATTCCATTAGGGAATGTGTACATATATACTTTATAATTTTTCATACTATCTGATTCCCATTTCTCTTATAAAGTCTTTTCCGATCTTTCCAATGTTTCTGAAAGTACGCAGGGCAATCTACCAAGTCATAGCATACCGCCCTGTTCTTCCCTTCGCACGTTCTAGCAACACGACCTACGCTCTGCGTGATGATATTCTCATCTACCGCCGGATACGCTAGGATCACCTGTTCTAGTCTAGGAATGTTAAGTCCCTCTTTCGCGAGCTGATACGTTGCAAACATGATGTCCAGTTCTCCGCTTCGCATCTTATCAATACACTCTGCGTTCGACTTCTGCGTGTGCTTACAAAGAATGTCTGCGGTCAATATTCTCTCATCGTGCTTGGTAGATACAAGACACGCTCTCACCTGTTGCTCTTCGGATAATGCGTTCGCCATATAACACAGGTGGTCGATGTTATCCGAGAGTATGATGGTCGGTCTGTCACCTATAAGGAACGATACAAGTTGATTCCGCGTCTTATCTCGGTGGAGATATCTTACGGCCTTGTCGAAGTCAATGACTCCGTTCGATTTCTTTGCCTTATCGGGGTATTCCCATCCTGTCAAGATAGGATGTATCTCCACAGGCATGATGCTTCCGTTGTCTTCCAGTACTTCCTGTTTGATTTCGTACTTGATATCACCGAGATTACAGGTGACGGACTTGCCGTATCCGTTCTTCGTTTCCGGCGTAGCGGACAACCCGAATTTGTATTCAGCTGCAACGTTGTTGACCACATACGAGAATTGTGTATACGATGACATACTCTTCGCTACGCGATGGCACTCATCGCAAATGACACAGTTGAACACTCTTCGGTACGATTTCGGATCGAGTTTCGCCATCGTCTGCACGGTGGCATAGGTGATGGTAGACCCGATATTGACCTTCCCATCCGTAATCGTACCAACACGACCGCCCTTGCCGAGTATCATCTCACCGACCGCCTTGCTTTGTTCCAGTAATGCCTTTGTATGGGTGAGCCATAACGTCTTCATCCCGACCTTCTGTGCGATCAGATGCCCCATCACGGTCTTACCTGAAGAGCATGGGGCCTTGAGGATTCCGTACTTATAATACACCATCTGATTGACCGCCACTCGCTGATAATCACGAGGGATTATCTCGTTACCGCTCCAA